GGACTGTTGATGAACTATGTGTACGTAGCCGGCACTGGCCATGTGCAATATGGCCCAGGTTTTTATGCCACAAGAGACGAAGCTGAACACAGCAGAACGCTGGAATTTCTCAAGGACACTGCTACTCCAAAGTCCAACTATCTTGTGTTTGAACTTGAAGTTCCCAATCCAGCCTATCACGAATGACAGAAATCAAAGTTAATTTTGGACTGGATCGAGCAGTCAGCATTTTGGAACAAACTGTCGGTGCTCGTCGTTACTGGCTACACAATCGCGTGGGCGGCGATGATTGGGAAGTGGTAAAGTCAAACAATGGTACAACTGTCAAGCTTCGTGATGCAAAAATGCTAACTTACTTTTTATTAAAACTAAAATGATAATCTATGTAAACGGGGACAGCCATGCCGCTGCTGCTGAAGCGGTAAATTCATTTTCATGGGCACAAGATGACGGATTGTTTTGGGGCATGGGCAAGCGGCCACACCCCGACAACGAACGTGCCAGCTTTGGGTGTGAATTGGCCAATCATTATCATGCTGTGTTATGGTGCGATGCGCAAGCTGGGTGCTCGAATACTCGAATTATGCGTACCACTCGCGAGTGGATTGATCGCAATCAAAGTCAACTCAAAGACACATTCATGGTAATTCAATGGAGCACTTGGGAACGAGAGGAATGGTGGCACAACGGTCACGACTTCCAAGTCAATGCTAGTGGCATTGATCATGTGCCTGTTGAGCTACAAGATCAATACAAACAGTTTGTTGCCAACATAGACTGGAATCAATGCAAAGAACAAGCACACAACGATATCTGGGAATTTCATACCGAACTAAAACAATCGGGTGTCCGGTATGTCATGTTTAATGGTAACAATCACTTTGCTGGACTACCAGAATACAACTGGGGTGCAAACTACATGGATCCGTATTCTGAGCAAGGCACATACAATAGTGTGCTGAGAAACAACGGTTTTCAACCAGTTGCGCCAGAATCTTGGCATTTTGATGCCAATGCCCATTGCTTTTGGTCGGAATATCTGTTACAATACATTAACAAACACAACCTGGTATAACATGCGATATCTACTGATTGATACTTCAAATATGTTTTTTCGAGCACGGCACGTGGCTTTTCGTGCGTCTGATCCTTGGGAAAAGGTTGGGTATGCACTGCACATTACCCTGAGCTCAATTAACAAAGTGGTGCGCAAATTCAATGCAGACCATGTGGTGTTCGCACTAGAGGGGCGTAGCTGGCGTAAAGATTTTTACAAACCATACAAAGCAAATCGAGCAGTTGCCCGAGCTGCCTTGACAGAATCCGAAGCTGAAGAAGATAAAATGTTTTGGGAAACGTATGACGAGTTGACCAAATATCTCAGCGAGCAATCAAACTGTTCAGTTATCCGACATGAACGTGCAGAAGCGGATGATGTCATTGCCCGCTGGATTGCATTGCACCCCCAAGACCAACACACAATCATTTCAAGTGATACAGATTTTATACAATTGTTGGCAGAAAATGTAGATCAGTACAATGGCATCACTGACGAGTTGCACACCATCAAGGGCATATTCAACGACAAAGGCACAGTGATTATTGACAAGAAAACAAAGTTGCCCAAGACTGTGCCCGATCCCAAATGGTTACTATTTGAAAAGTGCATGCGTGGCGATCCCAGTGACAATGTGTTTAGTGCATATCCGGGGGTGAGAACCAAGGGTACAAAAAACAAAGTTGGCTTGTTAGAGGCCTACGAAGATCGAGAGAAAAAAGGATTCAATTGGAACAATCTCATGTTGCAACGTTGGTCCGACCATAATGGCGAAGAACATCGTGTGCTTGACGATTACACACGCAATGTCACTTTGGTTGATTTAACTGCGCAACCAGAAGAGATTAAAAATCTAGTGGACACTGCTATAAAAGAAATGATCAGCCACAAGGACGTTGGGCAAGTTGGTGTAAAATTCATGAGATTTTGTGCCAAGTTTGATTTGACACGTCTGTCAGAATCTGCTGAGCAAACTGCTCGGTGGTTGAATAAAACGTACGAAGGAGTATTAGATGTTAATTGCAAAACCAGTAGTACCTGACCAGTATTGGATCTTGAGAGATCCGGTACATGATGAAAAAATCGGAAACATCCAGGCCGACGATCAAGGATACTCTGTGCGTATCAATGACAATGTCACAAGGTTTAAAACCCTTGACATGATCCAGCAACGTGCACACGTGAACTTTCAACAGGCTCAAGAGTTGCCAACAGAGCAACCCACGCACTTGGTACACGGTTATCCTACAGATTGTGTGGCATTTAACGGTGTGTGGAATGTGCAACGCCATCTACCATTGTACACTCAAGAAGAAAGATCCAAGTCTTGGTTTGCCGCAGGATGGTATCAAGTCAGGCAACACCGAGGATGGAAAGTGATGTTTTGCCCCAAGTTAATCATGTTGGACCGGCACGACTACAAAGGTCCGTTTACCAGCAAAGCAGAGGCAGTGGTCAAATGAGCTTGCATATCACTAAATTTGTTGATCGCATCAAGGCAGCTGAAAGTCGTAATCAACGCGACTTGATGTTGAGCATTACCGAAGCCAGAGACTTGCATGCAGATATCACAAAACTGCTGGTGTTGGTATCTGCCTTGCAAGAAAACTCAGCTAAGACTAGTAGTGCAGACACCGCAGTAACTGTTGAATTACACGGTGGATCATTCTAAAAACTACTCAGTTTATTGATAAATAAACTTGGAGAAGAGAACAGAATGAGCAGACCTAAACCACACGTTATAGTAGAAGTAACTGATCGCACTACCTATTGTAGTCAACAGGTGCTGGCCGCCGATGGCATATGGGCGGTTTTCTTTGATGGTGCACCTATCAATTTAAAAACCACAAACATGTTGGTTAACTATCCAGGGCCCAAGTATCGCAAGGTGAGTTTTAGCAATTCCGGACATGCAATCAATCTAGCACGTAAACTCAACACACAGTTTAAATCTGATAAATTCACCGTGGTTTTGCTCAACAAAGGTGAAACTGTTTATCCCGGTGTCCACACGAAAACTTAATATTGTAACTGGGCTATTGCCTACTGTGCCCGAAGCCATTCGAGAAACAGTAGATCAGGCCATGATAACATGGTGGATGAATCTGCGTGACACAGGCGGCTTGAGATTGACCGACCACGGATACAAAATCATGCACAATGTTCTTGATATAGAATCCTGGAGTGTAGACATATCAACTCCCAAAAATACACTTTCAAAGAAAGTGATTCTGGCCATGGACAAGAAACTTGACTGGCCATACTACATTGCAGTTGGCAAGAAAAAAGTTGTTTTCTTTTCAAGCAAGGAAGCTATGATGGCTTCCTTGTACGGCGATTTAAAAGCTTGGTTGGCAGTGGGTTAATACCACATGCTATACCCGGTGCGGTCGTATCTAGCTTGCTTGGCTTTGCCAACCTCAATCAATAGGTCCCATACGGATTTTGCTAATTTCTTGATCATAGATACTGTTCCTTGCGAGAATTGAATTGTCGAACATAGTTTTCCAATTGTGCGGCATCGGTAATGCCTTTGGTGCTTAGATACGCATCTAAACGGCTTTGGTAACTGCTACCGGAAAACATCTCGGACAAGCGTTCCAAAATTCCCAACATAAAATCAGATAAAGTTTTCATTGTGTGTTTTTCCTTTTTGATGTAGACACTCATGGTTTCTACTGAGTATTTATGTTGCACTGCAACACGACTCATGGTTTCTACTGATTTTTGGTTGACTTAAAAATCCAGATCGCTTATACTGTAATTACAGTAAAAAGCAATCAAGAAAGGAGCCCAAAATGGCAGAAGTCAAACTTTCCGGACTGTACAAAGTCACAGTGACCGAATATGAATGTGGTGTACAACGAGTTGACCCCAATGACACTTGCTTTTATACCACACTGGAAGAAGCCAAGGCCTACAAGGCACACTGGGAAACAGGTGGTAGTCGTGAGTGCTACTGGAGAGCAGAAATTCAAAAAGTAAGCTAACACTTTGACCCTACAACACGTAGGGGTTTTTGTGACTGTTATTGAGACCTGTGTTATAATGGTAGTTCAACAACAAAGGAGCCAGCATGTCAAACGCACAAATTCTTGTTGCTAATATTGCACGAGCAAAGATTATCTACAATAAAAACAAAGAAACCTACAAAATCATTGTTGCATTTAATGTGTATCCCCGAGAAAATGATCGCGGAGATATAGTATATCCGTTTCCCACACAAGCAAAATGCGATTTTGTTTCGGGAGATATTTCATATGATACTATCGAAAATGATAAACTACGCATTATTGGACAAGCTAAACAACGTTTGCGCACCGATAATATTGAGTTTGTATAATTGATTATCGATAATATTATCGATTATCCCGACAATGTTGCAGAAATACAACATCAAAAAACCCCAGAAATCTGGGGTTTTTGTTGATTCTGGTTGACCAGAATTGCAAGATCGGTTATAATACTAGTATGGAAATTAAAAAAGCAACCCGAAAAAAACGTGCAGATCGCACTCACATCATTTACCGCATTGAGAGCGGTGCAGACTTCTACATTGGCGTCACTGCCAAGACAGAAAGCACTGTTCTAAAGAGTGTGAAAACACGTATCAACAAGCACATCTATCGCTCACGTAGCGAAGACAAGAGCTGGGCTCT